AAAGACTTGCCTGTGGCTGAAAAATTTGCCTCTGCTCACGCCTACCGACATGCTGCTAGGCGACGCCAAGACGCGGCGCGGCAATCAAACCGCCAGCGGGCAAAACAAATTGCCGCCGTCCAAAGACCGCTGGAAGATTCGCAGCGAAACATACCAAGGCATCGCTGACGCGATGGCAGCACAATGGAGTTAAGACCGTACCAAGTAGACGCCGCCGAGTTCCTGCTAACCCATGACCGTGCCATGATACTAGCTGCGGTAGGGGCGGGCAAGACTGCGCTAACTCTACACGCTATGGAGAAGCGCGGTGGCCGGTATCTGGTCATAGCGCCTAAACGTGTGTGCGAGGAAGTCTGGCCGGTAGAAGCGCCTAAGTGGTCTACTCTGAAGCTGGCGGTAGCAGTGGGCACACCCAAGGTACGGCAGGCTGCGTTTGATTCTAAGGCTGACGTAGTGGTTATGAACTACGATAGCCTGAAGTCTATACCCCATCTAGACTTTGACGGCATTGTGTTCGATGAGCTAACGAGACTGAAGAACCCATCAGGCAAACGCTTCAAGGCGTTGTTCAGTGAGATAGACCATATACAGATCCGTTGGGGCTTGACAGGATCGTTCACTAGCAACGGCCTAGAGGATGTGTTCGGTCAATGCAAGATCGTAGACAAGACATTACTAGGCCGGTCTAAGGGCGCGTTTCTACAGAAGCACTTTGTGCTTATCAACAAGGAGTACGGCGAATGGGCGGCGCGTAAAGGTGCGCTAGAGAATGTCATGGCGGTCATCAAGCCTGCTACGTTTCTGCTAGAGTCCAAGCTGTACAAGGACAAGCTACCACCCATACACGTTGTCGAGATGCGCTGCGACATGGATCTAAAGGACTACAACAGAATGAAGAAGGACTTTGTTGTGCAGTTTCCTACAGCTACAGCCGTGGCAGCTAACGCCGGTGTAGTCACCGGCAAACTCCAGCAGATGGCTAGTGGGTTCATATACGACAATGACAGCATGGCTTCACCAGTTCCAGGTAAGTACACAAATACACGAAGCACCATCTGGTTGTCGTCGCATAAATTTGATTTATTAGATAGCGTTTTGGAAGAAAATCAACACGCCAACACGATCATAGCGTATACATATAAAGGCGAACTGGCTGAGCTACAGCGCCGGTATCCCAAAGCCCTCACGCTAGACTGCCCTGACGCGGTAGCTAGATGGAACAGAGGTGAAATAGAACTGCTTTTAGTCCACCCCAAGTCTGCGGGGCATGGGCTGAATCTACAGTACGGTGGCTGCAAGATGATATTCTTGTCTCTGCCGTGGTCATTAGAACTATACGAGCAGACAGTTGGGCGCTTGCATAGGTCGGGTCAAGAACACGCAGTATGGTGCTACATATTAATAACGAACAAAACCATTGACGAGCGTATATGGGGCGCTCTCGCGGATAAAAGAGCGTTGTCTGACATCGCAACGGAGGAGTTAAGGTGAAAACGAAGCTAAAGGCGGCTAAAGCAGAACTGAGGATTAGGACTCGCGAGTACAACGCCTCGAAGAAAGCTCTGGTCAGAATATCTGCGGTAGTCACAAAATTGGAGGTTAAAATTGCTAACATGGCGGAGTCTAAACGATAAGTTGTACGCGCTAAGCGAGGTAGAGGTGCTGAAGCTGCTGGACGAAGAACGGGTGGGGTCTAAGCGGATCTCTATACTGGAGAGGTTGCATCAAAGGTATAGCGTACTGCGGGCTACTAGAGAACGTATAGATATACTGAAGGAGGCGAGACGAGCATGACTAGGCCAGATGGTGTGAGTGAAGCTGTATTTAACGCGCAGATTGCTGAGCAAGCTGCACGGTTAGAACTTGGCAAGGTGAAAGATGCTGCCAGCGCTGTGTTTAACCAGACGATAAAAGAGGCTAAAGAAAAGTGTTTTACCTTGGAACTGGCGCGGAGAATTGTAAGGCTAGAGGAGAGCGTAGGCACGCTAGTGAGAGAGGTTTTAAGGTCAAAGGGATGCGATATATAATGAAAGACTTCCCCCGACTTTTCCATACTTGCAATAGCAGTTATTCTTATGGTAACAATGACTGATGTATTCGCTTGCCCCAGCAAGGGCATTGAGCAGTTACCACCGCATCTGGTGCAGCCTTACTGCGGGCTACTAGAGAACGTATAGATATATTAAAGGAAGCGAGGCGAGCATGAAGTTAAATATAAACACATACGAGTATAGCACCAGAGGCAAGGTCTTCTCACTGGTAAACGCATTGGGCAGGGCAACCGAGCATGAGCTAGTGCTGTTGAGTATCGCATGTAGCAAGGGGCAGTACACCAAACTGAGTTCGGATAAGGTGGCTGCATTTGATTTATTGAACACTATTGTGGAGAAACATCATGGATGAGATATACGAGGACTATACCGATAATTAAAGTGGAGGTGAAGAATGACTAACGATGAAATATTTGCAATGGCTAAACAGGCTGGATGTATGGATTCTGATGACTACGGTGTGTGGGTTACCTTTGCACTTGGGGTTAAAGAACTTACAGCCTTTGCCAATCTAGTCGCAGAGAAAGAACGTGAAGAATGTGCGAAGCTGTGTGAAGTTGAACATGGCTTTTATGGTACAGCACCAGCCCAAGACATCAGAGCAAGGGGGAAGGAATGACTAAGCTTGAGGAATTGAAGAAGAAAACGCTTGCTGCTGCGGATGCTGCGTGGGCTGCATTTGATTTATTGAACACTATTGTGGAGAAGCACTATGAATGAGATACACACCATTTATCGACAGATAAGCGCTGATTGCACGACTCACTTGGAGGTACAGGATAGAATGATTAAGGACTACGGGTATACGTGGAAGGAGATTAACAAGGCTAGGGTGGCTATGCAAGCTAACGAGCCTAACTATTGGTTTGATAAAGCTACCTCAGAGATGACAGCACAACTTAACGCGGCGCTTGAGAAAAACCCGCTAGAGCATCAAATAGGGGGTGGTCACTACGAAGATATGCGTATTCAACCCGTTGAGTACATAACATTTAACAACATGACTTTTTTAGAAGGCTGTATCGTCAAGTACATATCACGGTGGCGTAACAAGGACGGTATTCTAGATCTTCAGAAGATTAAGCATTGCGTTGACTTGATTATTAATTTGGAGAATCTACATGACAGAGATACTACCGGCGAATAAACGATTTAAACAACTAATCGCAGAACACGGACGGCTTTGGCTAGAGTTGGAAAGAAAGTCAGTGTCGTGCTTTGATGGAAAAATTGGGGTTCTGATCGAGAGTTTAGATAAGACGCACACACGATGGGTTATGCCAACTTTATTACAGGAGATAAAAAATGATTAAGTTACTAGCGCTACTAATGATCGCGTCAACGGTTCAGGCAGCAGAGTTATACGACCAGCAGACAGGTAAATATTTAGGACAGCTAGGTGGTAACCCCTACGCGGCTGATTCCACTAGCAACCCCTACGGGCGTTACGGCAGCAAATACAGCGCCGACTCCATCAATAACCCGTATGGTAATTATGGGTCGAAGTACAGCCCTAACTCACCCAATAATCCATACGCAACTAACCCACCGGTAATCAGGCAATGACTAACCAGGATAGAGCATGGATAGACTACGGGCTCAGGAAAGAACTGGAAGCGCTAGAGGGTGAGCAAGACGCCACAGCTACGAAAGCCACAAAGTGCTTCATTTACTTTAGAATCAAGGACATTAAAGAAAAACTAGAGGAACTAAAATGTGCGCCCTTATAGCTGGTTACATATCCACGCACCCTGGCTGTTCAAAAGATATGATTGCGGCGGGTACTAGCCTGAGAATACACCAAGTAAACAGAAGGCTAGTCGAGCTAAAAGGAATTGTTCAGTTAGTTATGGTAGACACAATTGGTGGTCGAGTGGGTACGTACTACGTGGGAAAACCAAAGGTAAGAGTAGTTAACGCGGGTGATTTAATTAGAAAAAAATACGGTGCTGGCTCTCCTGATTTGAGGAGGATAGCACATTCTGGAATTCGTAGTTCTATGGGAGAAAATGGTTATGACTGAGTACAATCAAAAGAAACGTGCGGAGGCTATCGAGTATCTGCGTAGCCGTAACAAATATGTTATTGAGAGTAAGTTCACGCCTACTCCACCAGTGTCTACGGACGTATCCAAAACAATACTGACAGAATTTAACAGGCGATGCCACAAATGATGCTTTAAAACTTACCCCCGTATTTAAGCATTAACATTCTTTGATACGGGCTAACACTTGCGTCTGCGTTAAAGTTACCCTTCTTGTATCCAACAGATAACGACCTGTCCTCTGGGCTAAGATACCCTCCAGCGTTAACACCCCCGCCAAGATTCATATTTAACATGGCGTTGTATCTTCTATTCTTGTCAATCAGCGCGTTAAAGTCTACGTCGTCGCTGTGGTAGCTACCGGTAAGCTGGTTGGGGTCTATATCCCCTGAAAACCCCCCGTACTGAGCGCTGCCCTGAACATACGGCCTACCACGAAGCCCAGATATAACCTTAGCGCCTACGCCGCCGTCATCAAAGTCTACGTTTCCTGAAGCGGTTAGCATCCTCTTTTCTGGATCAATAGATGCCTGACCGGATAGGTTATCCAGTCTGCCTTCAAGCATTAGCTTTTTAATGAAGTATTGTTTTAGTTCATCTGCTGTCATGAAACATCCTATACTCTGCGGCTCTACGGTTAGTCAAACCTTTCAGTATCCTACCCCCAGCCATATTATACTTCAGTATAACTTTAGCGGCGTCTGCGTCGCCTCGGTTAATCTTTTGCCTTAACGTGGATCTTTGAAGTACTCCCAAGCCGAGATTAAAGCTAAAAGACACAAGAGCGTCAAACTGAAATTGAGTGAGATACACGGGACAGTAACGAAGCACACCGCGTTCAAATCGTTCCAAATCGCGTTCAAGTAGTGCATTTATTTCCCCCAGAGAAAATGTGCGATTCCATTCGTCAGGTAGCTGCAAGCCATTACCAATAACATGACCGTAACCAACTGTATATAAACCAGCAGGGCAACGATACGGCGTAGACTTGTATCCTTCATATTTTCTAATTAACTGCAACCCATTTGGTGAAGTTTTCATTGTACAAACAATTACCTACTACTGTGGTTTAGAGATGACGTTTCGTCTATTTCCCATTAAATGCGCGGCTACCGAACCAAAACGAAATAATAGACGCCCAAATCACTTGCATATCCTCATCCCATAAGTGGTCCATAGCTACTGGGAAAGGCGTTCCTGTATTTATAGAGTAGTAGAACCCAAAGGCTTCAACGAATACTAGAAGGCAAAAAAGGCCATAAGTAATAACAGGCCGAACCATTGCGCGAGCGTTAACAGCCCATGTTGACGCGCCTCTACCAATTTCAATATCGTGTTCGTATAACGCGCCTCTTTCAGCGCTTGCTGCTGTCGTTTGAATTTCGTCATACTTAATCTCCTCGATCTTAACCTGGCTAGCTAACCCCGCCTTCTGTAGCTCCAGTTCCCTTTGTAGCTGCAAATGCGCCATCTCTAGCTCATGCTTCTTGTCGCCTCTGTCCTGAAAGAAGTCAAGGACTTTAGGAACGCCTGCTGTAAGAAAGCTAACTATGGTGGTGAATAGAGTAAACATTATTTATCTACCTTTCCGTCAATTTTATCGCCCAATCGCGTAAGCATACTTTCAAGCCTGTCAAACCTTGCTTCCATCGTATCCTTCGATACGTAGTTAGTTGGTAGACTAACTTCTATCTCCTTAACG